ACTATGCCTTGATTGTTGTCGTAGATGGCTCGCAGTACTGATGTGGTATCTTGATTGTAAGTTCTCACTGTGAGGCTAGGAAAACTGTTAGGGAAGATCTTCACAGGATTCAACAAGTCTGCCATGGTCGTGATGTTAGGGGTAGTTATACCAAATATAGCCAACACTTGTTCTAGGTCAGTGCCTGTGATATTCTGCATACCAATGTATGCCAGTCTTTGTAGATTAGTATCAACATTGATATTAGGATTGGTAAGATTTCCAATACTAGCCTCATCTAATCCAGCCTGGGTCAGTGCAGTTGATAATGCCGGTGTGAGATTTGTAAGTGTAACCAACTGTCGTAGCAATGCGGCCGGCGCTCCAAAGTTTCCTAGATTGTCGAGATCAATCAAATTACCAAGTTTAGCAAGATCGGCACCAAATGTTCCTAGGGCCAAGGTAACATCGCTGAGATTTCCGGTAATCAGACTGTTCATGGTGGTGAAAGTAGATCCAAGATATGTTTGGCTGTTGATACTGGAATTTATGTACTCGTTTGTGGCATTAACATATCCTTGTGCCGTTGAGAATACCTGTGCAAACACAGTGATATTACCATTGCCAAGATAACTAGTGCCCTGTGATGAAACCACACCTGTGAATCCCGACAATGCGTTAGTTCCTAAACTAGAATAGGCCGCCGGGGTATTGTCAGCCAGTGCCGGTACTGTGCCCGAACAAAATGTGACCATGCTGCTCAATGTACCGGCGCTGATATTAGCAGTGGCGTTAGAATAAGCAGCACTAACCGCAGAAAAATAACTGGAGATTAGGTTGGTGCCAGTATAACTTCCAACCGCAGCAGTCCATGTATTAGCTAAACTTACACCACCATTATTGCTAAGTGCGGAACCAGCAATCATCTGTAAAGGTGTTAGTATACTTGTGGCCATGAGTTATCCTGCAAAGACTGTAGGGCTTCCGGTGGCTACAAAAGTGCATCCAGCAAGACCATCTCCCACACGGGCTATGGGTTTTAGATTAACAAACACTGTAGCACTTCCTCTAATAATCGGAGCAACATGAGGACTACAAGGAGGCTTACCCGGTCCGGGTTTTAAATGTGGAGTACTGATATCCCCAAGTCTAGACACTGGTTTCAAATTCGCAAATACCGTAGGACTGCCTTGGGCAATGCTAAATCCACTGCAATGTGGAACTCCTCGATCACCTAATCTCGCCACTGGTCTTGATAACATACGCCTTCTCCATGAGTTTCAAAAAAAGATCCGGCCATGCTTCAATCTCTTCATGCTGCTGTTCAGTATGCGGCTCAGGAGGTATCTCCGGAAGAAATTCGATCACATGGTCTAGATCATCGGGAATATCTTCATAGCAATCATATACCTCAATCACATCGTTACGCATGATTACGAATCTATGTCCCATGCTTTATTTATGGGGGCAAAAATCAGATCAGTTGTATATTGGTAGTGCTCTGCATATACTGGTCAGCGAATGTTTTGTCGCTGGCCACAGCCACTGTCACGGTGCTTTTGCTCAAGGAGATATCCTTGTCCGGTGACACCGTAAACAAATAGGGCATGAGTCCGGGGCCTTTGGCACCCATAGCAATAACCATGGGTTTTGAAAGTTTGTAGTGTGTAGCAGTTTCTTCATTGAGTCTAGCCACCAGTTCCTCACCGGATGTGAGCTTGAATGTGACCACTTCGTTTGGGCTTACGCCTTTATCTATTAGCATTTAATCTCCATATCCGCCGGCGGTTTCTTCAATGTATTTTCTCAGTTCTGTAAACCCGCCAACGTGATTGTTGTTTACAAAAATCTGTGGCACTGTTCTTGCTGTGGGCACTGCCTCCAACAAGTCTTCTCGGGTGTATCCATACCCAATTTTCTTTTCTTCATATGCAATATTGCGTTGCTCCAATAGAGCTTTGGCTTGATCGCAAAAAGTGCAGTTGTCTTTGCTCCATACTATAGCTTTCATTTTTTTCCTTTAAACTTCAAATACTATCTTGATATTTCCATCTAGGATGTCGTTGAGACCTATATTTCTGACATATACTTCGTCGAGCAACAAAATTTCTTCTTTGATCAACTCCGAGGCGCTGCTGAAATCTCTAGAGGCGTAAGTTTCAATCGGCGGCCAATCGGGACCTGCACAATTATAATAATGGCTTTCAAAAACAGGCAGCACGTCCGCTGCGATGATTCTGTAATCTATTTTTTCAAGTTCTTTCTTGAGATAACAATAATAATCAAAAATGGTTACCGGTTTCCTGAGATCAAATATCATAGCAAATTCATGAGGCTGGGTACAATTTACTAATCTTCCTAGGCTGAATGAAATAAACCCTCTGCCGCCGGGCTTGATTATTTTACCAAATTCATTTATACGATTCTTAAACTCCAACAGTGATATTTGATTGATCGATAATACTGCCATGGCGCAATCATATTCCCCGATGTGCTGTGAAACAAAATTATCGTTAAAAAATTCTGATATATCTGCCGCTTCACGCACAGGATCCATTCCAACAATTTCAGGAATATATTTTTTTAAAATATTGTCTCCGCAGCCTACATCTAAGATAATTTTTGGATTGCAATCAAGCAACATACCAACATAGTAAAAAATGCTATAGACAAATACTCCTTGATCTTGAAGAGTAGTTCTGGGAACCTTATATTCCGGATCGTGTACCAACTCAGGAACGTCATGCACTTCAATACACAAAATTGGATATTCAGTTGACAGTTTTTGATAGATTTCTGATTTTGAAAATTCTTGATTAAAAATATTTCGGTCAAACAGTTTGTATTCCATATCGTGTTACTTATAATGTGGGTAATGCATCATAATTTAATTCTTCACTCATCACTCCAATGACATAATTGGTCGATTCGTTCTCTTGCAATGCAGTTTGTTTCTTCGACGTGTCTGAATGCTTGTTGAACCACGGAATAGGAGTGGTTCTAGGCGCCGGCGATTGATACTTGATACCAATGTCTTTAAGCGCACCCACTGCTGTGTAATCCACAAAGTCTTTGAGGATGTTGGCATTGAGACCGATCACTGGACCTCTATTAAACAAATAGTCAGCCCAGGACTTTTCTTCACGTATCACATCCATGTATAACTTGTATACCTCGGCTTCGCATTGTGTTTTGGCTTCAGCAAAGCGAGGATCCTCTTTGACCACTTGATTGATCATGAACGCGGTCCATTCTTTGTGTAACAGTTCGTCCTGCAAGATCAAACTGATAATGTTACCATTGCCGATAAAGATCTTATTCTCTACCATGGCCAGACTGGTAGCAAATGATACCATGAAACGGAATGCTTCTAACGCATAGCTGGCATGAAGTGCCAGCCATATGGCTTTTATATGGCTGGGTTCACTTACTGTCTTTGGATTGATCTCTTTGAAGCAGTTCAGCTCATGCAGTTTGTCATAATAATCACCTACACTTGATGCCATACCAATTATCTCTTGTGTGTCGTGAATGGTGTTAAACACATCTTTGGGTACGTTGTAGATGTTACGGATGATATGACTATAACTGCGACTGTGTATGTTAGTCTCAAAGAAACTCCAGTTATACATCAATGCTTCCAGCTCAGGCAAGCTCACACAAGGCGTGAATACCTGTGCTGGACCACGACCTTGCAAACTATCCAAGGCAGTTTGACGCAGAAGGTTACTAGTAAAGATGTGTTTTACAGCATCCGATGCATCTTTAAAGTCGTTGGCATCTTTACTGAGACTGATCTCTTCGGGCACCCAAAAGAACCCGCGAGCAGTCTGCTCAATCTTTTGTATCTTGTTGTATTTGACTTCTTCAAAGCGTTGGATGGTAACCGGACCTTCGGGATCCAAGAACATCTTGCGATTGAGATAGTCTGTTTTTGTTGTTAGGTTGTATTGTGCTTTTGACATGTTAAGTTTCAATCTGTTTTATTGTAAATTGTACACCAGTTTCGTCGATCCATCGTTGCCAATATATCTGCCAGGTAGGATCAGTTGGTTTACCAATGTTTAGCGCATCTTTGTCTTTCCATACATACCCACCATTGGTTACCTGTAAATTTCCTTGATCAACCACTTGTTTTCTAAATTCTTTTTGTCGGATATCCGCTAGCCGGAATTCATCTTGTTCTTCTTTTGACAAAGTGTTTATCCAGTTGTGAAACATGATCGGGATAGTTCCATCAGGCCAGGTGTATATAAATTTTGAAAGTATTGGCATTTTAATATACTAAAGTTTGCAAGATTCGCAGTCTTCTGCATCATCAAAGTCTATGGGCATGAGTGGTGCATCCTCGGCTGCTTCTTTGCTGCCTTGTTTGTTGATAAGACTGTAATAAAAAGTTTTCAATCCCCAAAAATGTGATTGCATGAGATTTCGAGCAATCAGTGTGGTGGGTACTTTGCGATCTTCAAAGTGTGCAGGATTGTAGAATGTGTTTGTTGAGATGCTTTGATCCACATACGCTGCAATCACTGCTGCGGTTTTGAGATAACCTTCACAGTCTTTTTGTTCCCACATCATCTGATATTTGTTTTTTAATTTGTGATATTCAGGAACCACCTGTACAAAACTACCGGCCTTGCTTTCTTTTACGCTAATCAGGCTCATGGGCATTTCAATACCGTTGGTACTATTGATTACCACTGAGCTGGACTCTACCGGTGCTACTGCCATCTGTGTGGCGTTGCGAACACCATGTTGTTTCATGTTGGAGCGTAAGGTTTCCCAATCCAGTTCAGGATCAAAGTCAGTAAGTTCATTTACACCATTGGCCCGTAGTTCCCACGGAAACACACCTTTGCCATAGCGTGTGTGGTCGCTGCCCAAACAGGCACCGCGCTCTTGTGCTAGTTCCACTGACGCTTCTGTGAGATAGAATGCCATGTGTTCCATCCAGCTTTTGATCTCAGCTAGAGCATCCTTCTCCCCGTAACGCAGGCCTCTCTTGGCGTGCCAGTAGGCAAGGTTGGTGATTCCGATTCCAAGAGGGCGGATTTCATCGTTTGACAGCTTTGATTGGATGGATAAGAAGTCTTGGTAATCAAGAATATTATTGAGACTGCGGTGCAGAATGCGGGCAGCACGACGAATATCTTCTGGATTACGGAAGGCTCCCCAGTTGAGACTTCCCAATGTGCAAAGTGCGATGCGACCATCAG